CTGTATCGCCAAGAACGCCACGGCCCCCGGGGTCAGTATACCGGCATCACGAAATAAAATTGTCGACCAAACCAGGCTGGCCAAGACAACGGTCGACCGGTGTTTGAGTCAGATAATCAAAAGAGGGTATTTGGTGAGGGCTAAGCCGTCCGACCATATTAAGCCGTCTGAATATCTTATAAACGTGAAGAAATTTATTATTTAACATGGGGACTAAAATGAGTAGAGAGAAAGATTTAGAAGGGTATGCCGGCGCAATAATTTTTATGGCATTGTCGGAAATTTTTTCCAAGAAGTCAGTTAGTGTTTTACAAGATAGTGAAAGTTTCACAGAGTTATCGAAAGTGGAAAAAGAGAAAGTACAGGATATTATCGTATCTGCATGCGCTGGGTTGGGGCTTAAATTTTCGAAGATAGCCGTGTCCATAAAGGACGATAAGTGCAAAGATATTTAATGTCGTTGATCATGCACGCTCCCGGGCGTAAAATGACCTGAACGTCTAAAAGAAAATGGGCCACCAAAGCGACCCATAACCTGAATTTTGAACAATTGCAGGTTACAATTCTTTTGGACAAAAAGCAAGGGGGATAACCGAACTTTTTGTCGGACTCCTTCCTTGGTGGAACGTTACCTAACCAATTAAGGAAGCCATGATGGCCACAATCCCAACCAATTCAACCGATCTATTTAAGCTATTCGACCAATTAAATGCCCAATCCTATCACATAAATCCCCTTTATATTGACATGACCGGATCCCAAAATGCCGGTTTTCTTTTGACCCAACTGATCTTTTTATCGCGAAGTTTTAACCATGATCAATTTTATAGAACTGATCAGCAGTTGAGAGATGCGTATAGATTTGGTTCCAAAGAGCTTATCAATGCCCGCAAAACCCTTATGTCCCTAGGCGTTGTTGAAGCTGTTCGAAAGGGTAACCCCCCCAAATGGCACTATCGAATAGTGATCGAAAAGATCATCGAATTATCTCTAAAAATGCCCCTTTGTGGCCCTAAAAACCCCTCGGAACCCACGTCCCATATGGAACTCGCCGAAACGGCGACTTTAAACTCGCCGAAACGGCGACATTGTACTCGCCGAAACGGCGACACTAATAATAAATTAAATAATGATTTAGATAATAAAAAAGAAAGTAAAAAGAAAAATGCCGCTGCGCTGCGACCAAAGGTCGCGGTTTCTTTGGTTGAAGAAATTTTCGAATATTGGCAAAAGGCAACCAATCACCCCAAGGCCCGGTTGGATGCAAACCGTACCCGATTCATTACGAAGGCATTGGCGAGTTACACGGTCGAGGATGCCAAGAAAGCAATTGATGGATGTGCCGGCTGTCAATGGCACCGCGAGAATAACCACGACGGGATTGGCCTGATCTTTCGGAATGCCGACAAGATTGAGTTTTTCATAGCCAAGGCAGATGCGCCCACAGGAACCAAGAGCGTGAATCAAGAGGTGCAGGAATACATAAAAAATACCCCCAAAGCCCACAAAACCGCAGAGGAGACAAAGGCCGAGTTAATGAAATCAGTGCCACCCCAAACAGCAACGGTATCGCAAGAACGCGTGACAGGCACCGTCAAAGACCTGAAAGAAGTTTTACGGAATGAAATTTTGAAATCAAACATGGAGAGATCGAATGTACGAAGTCACAGCGGGCGAGTTGTCCCAACGGTTGAACAACGAAATCGAGACAGTGGTCAGGAATTTATTACCCCAGGGCGTGCGCAAGCATAATGATTGGTGGGCTGGGTCAGTTCGCGGTGAGGCAGGGGAGTCGTTACGCGTATGTCTCGATGGCTCCAAAAGGGGGATATGGGGAGACTTTGCGACTGGGGATGGCGGAGACCTAATTGATCTATGGGCCTCTGTACGCTCTGTAACGCTCCGTGAGGCGATAAAAGAGGTTCGGGAGTACTTGGGTATATCCTCGACCAAAATCGAACGTCCTGAGCGATCTGAGTGGGTCAGACCGGTATTGAATAATGGCGTCACGTACTGCGATGCCGATTACCTCTCCAAAGAAAGGGGGATTGCTTACTCAATACTGGCCCAGTATCGGGTTAGTTGTGCCGGTAATGAGATCGTGTTCCCGTATTTCCGCGATGGCGAATTGATCTTGATCAAATACCTGTCGCTGACCCGGGACGAACGTGGCAAAAAGAAAATGCGCGTCTCCCCTGGTGCCGAACCGATCCTTTTTGGGTGGCAAGCAGCTGATCCGAATACACGCCGTCTTGCCATAACCGAGGGTGAAATCGATGCGCTGACCTTACACCAATATGACCTTGGGATGGTATGTCTTTCCGTTCCTTTTGGGGGTGGGGCCAAAAAACAAGACGGATGGATCGAACAAGAATTCGAACGGCTGGCAATCTTTGACGAAATCTATGTTTGCATGGACGATGACGAGGAAGGCCGGGCAGCAGCAGCCGTGATCATCGAGCGATTGGGCAAACACCGATGTCGAAACGTCAAATTGCCATACAAGGACGCCAATGAATGCCTCAAGAATGGCGTGACACGCGATCAAATGATTGCTTGTTTTGATAACGCGGTGATCATCGACCCGAAACAGTTGCAAAGGATTAGAGCATATGAAAATGACACTATCCGGGTTCTGTTGCCTGACCCGACTGCCTTTTTGGGTTATACAACGCCGTGGGAAAAACATCACCGCCGTTTATTTTTGCGCCCAGACGAGTTGTCGTTGTGGACAGGGATTAATGGCCACGGGAAAAGTCAGATTTTGGGGCACGTCCTCTTGGATTGCATCAGCCAGGGTGCCAAGGTGTGCATTGCGTCATTGGAAATCAAACCGCACCGGTTACTTGGCCGGATGGTTCGCCAAGCTGCCGGAATGCGGGAACCGTCACGCGAATACATCAAATCAATATTCGATCATTACTACAATGCGATTTGGATATTCGAATGCGTTGGCACCACTGACCCCAAGACCCTGATCGAGGTATTCAAGCATGGTCGGCAACGGTACGGGATAGACGTTTTTGTGATCGATTCCCTTATGAAATGTGGCTTTGCAGAGGATGATTACAACGGCCAAAAGAAATTTATCGACCAACTTTGTGCCTTCAAAAATGACTACAACTGTCACGTGCATTTGGTCGTTCACCCAAGGAAGCCAGCAGATGAATCGAATGTGCCGGGTAAACTGGACATGAAAGGATCGGGCGCGGTAAGTGATTTGGCTGACAATTGTTTCACGGTCTGGCGTAACAAGAAGAAAGAGGATTTAATATCTCGATTGATGGCTGACGGGCAGTGCGTCCCGGATGAACTGGCATCTTCCCATGACTGCCTTTTGCGTTGCGACAAACAGCGTAACGGAGAATGGGAAGGACAAATCCCGTTGTGGTTCGATCGGGAATCGTTACAATATCTTGGATGGTCAAAAGAACGACCCAAGCAGATGGTGAAATAGGGATTGATTATATTTGTGTAATGACATATGATATACAAAACAAGAGGTAAATCATATGTCATACAAGCCAACGTGCCAAAAACACGTATTTTACAAACAAGTATTTCAATTGCGATTGGACGAGGAAATGCACAAACGGCTTCAGTTCATTTCCAAAGAACGTAGGGTGTCGATGTCCGAGTATATGCGCGGGTTACTCAACGAACACATGGAAAAAGACGCCGAAGCCGTCGCAATTCTGACCAAGTTAGTCAAAGAAGGGGAAGCGAGTGAAGAAGTTTGACGAAATGACCGAACACGAAAAGATGCAGAAAGTGTTTAGTCATGCCCAAGCGTATGCCCAGGGTGCAATCGATAACGCGATGAATTTTGCCCAGGGTGATCGCGAGGTTTTAGAACAAATGTCCGCGTGGATTGAGTTCAACGAACAGATGTGCCGGTACACTATCGAGCGCATGGACAGTGAATTTGACCGGGACCTATTGGGCAATTACGGCATCCATGTTTATTCCGAAAGAGCGAGACACAACAACAGCCCCAGATAACCCAAATCAGGAACGTTTATGGCGTTTGGATACATTGCGATTGTCGTTCTCTTTGTGTTCAATGTCTGGCTCATTTGGGATCGGATCCGTAAACTGCCGTGAGCGCGTATGATGACGATGGGTCAAATCCACCTGCACGTTTACACCTACGTTTTCATCGTTTGAAGACGATAGGTTATCATCGTCATGATGGGGTCGATGCTCTAGGATATTTTGTACGACTACGGGCGTTGTATCTTTGGCAATTGCGATTGCACCTGATAACAGAACTACCCCCACCCCCACCAATGGTGGCATGAATATACCCCCAATACAAAAACCCACCCCACTAACTATACAGGCCCAGAATGCCGCATCTTTTTTTTGTTCGGCGGTTAAATTAATTTTCATTATCATATCCCCCGGTTTGCTGATTGGCGATCTTAGTATAGATTGAAAGAGACCATCCGATTTTGGTTTGCTCCTAATCCCACGATTGGGTGGTTCCGATTTGCTTAAAGGCATGATACGATTCAAATGTCACCGCCTTCGTGTATCTCCATGATACCGTTTTCCCAAGCGTTACGAGGGCGTTGATACCATCGTGTATATCAACGTTTTATTCTGTTTTTACCTGTGATAAACTCCCCCCTGCTTGGGAATAAATGGAGTTAATCATGGAAAAAAAAGAAGTTTTGTCGTTCAATCGGCAAATGTCACGTATCTATAGCTTGGTTATTTTAAATGTCATGGTCTTTATTGGCGCATTGATATTAAATTACTACTGCCTCAACAATAATAAATTCCTTTACACCGGTCTCGCCCTAAACCTCATTGCACTGATTCTTTTCAAACCTTGGACACTTATGCGCCAGGTTAGGGAATTGTTTGCGTGTAAAAGAATGCTCGAAGATATAACGAAAACAAAGGTAGGTAAAAATTATGTTTAGTTGGTTAAGGGAACGGCTCCCATCCGTTATGGACGAGCTGGATAAATTCACCAGGGCAGAGGAAGTTCTCAACGACCGCGGGGTCATGCCTCCCGTCGTGCCAAATCGCATGCAATGCGCCCCAAACCCTATGGACATGCTGGAAGCCTTTAATACCGGCATGGATTTGGGTGCCTCTATCACTGAAAATGCACCCCGTCCTGAAACCCAAACGATGGATCAGTTCGTTGATTCAATGGGTGCCAGCCTATTCATGGTATCTGCGCAGCTTTGGAAAGACACCAAGAATCTCAGACATTGCATGGATGAGCAAGATGTAAAGCATGAGGCGGAGATGAAAGAATACATCGAAAAGGTCAAAGAGGTTGCCGACGAAACCCCACCACCTTATCCCGTATTCAAAAAAGGCTCTTACGAATATGCGCAAGATTACAATCATTGCTGCAATGAGCGTCACAGAAAAGGTATGTGCGTGATTACTTGCTGGGAATATGACGCCATTGTCGCCCAAGGCATGAATCCGTACCTACCCGGCGGATTAGCTAACGTCGAAAATAGCGTTTTGTGTCCAAATGGCCATAAGAATAACAAGCAGGGTTACGGCGCACACGGTGGCAGACCAGGATGTGACGGTGGTGGCGGAGGTGACGGAAACGGAGTCGATCACGGCCCATCCGGTAGTGGCGGAGGCGGTGGCGGAGGTGGTGGCGATTTAATGAACATTACAATTGATTGCGGTGGGGGTCATTGGGAGTCCAACGGTGATGGTACCCAAAGCTGCAAAATGCCATAACGAAAATATAAACAAAAGGAGATCATAAAAATGATGAATAACCCCGATGATACAGAGCTGGCACGTTTGCGCGAGCGCGTACAGCGATTAGAACAACAATTAGCCGAGCAAGCACGTGAAGAGCAAAACACGCCACAAGTTCCGCCCCCAGCGAATCCCGAAGAGCCGGGCATGGGCAGACGTGCGATGAATTTTATGTATAACGTCGGAAACCGCCATGCGGCAATCCGAAATTTCGGGTGGGCGATGGTCGACGGCGTAAAGGCTGCCGGATATATTGCGGGTTGTGCTGCATCTGCGGCCCGGGCTACCCCCGCGATGTTGGCCAAGGCAAAGGCGGCTTACGCGGCGGCGGCGGCTCTTGCTGCGGCTAACCCAATAGGTGCTGGTGTCGTGGGTGTTGTGGCCCTTGCTGCTGCGGAAAAGGCGACACGTTACACCGATGAAGACGGTAATACCCGGCACAGTTGCGCAATAATGTAATGACAACGCCCACACATCTTGATATAATCAGACCATGAACATGGAAAAATGTGTGGGCAATATGAATAACACCGAATACGAACGATTGTTGGCGCGTATCAATAACCAACAGGCGCATATAACAGCGATACATGAGACATTGCACGCACTTAATCGTACAAGCCGGATGCAGTCGACCGCATTATTGGTTTTGGCTATTGCGGTGGCAATTATGAGCTTTTCAAAATATTTTTATGGTTGACATTCCCGTAAATTGGGTGGTACTATTCGGTTAGCTTGATAATTAAAAGAATATGCACCAATTTAAAACAAGGGATGTTAACGGGTGGCCTCTATACGGGGCCAAATTTGCACCAAGGAAAGGGAAACAAAAATGGCCAATGGAGTCAATAAAGTAATCATTGTCGGCAATATGGGCGCTGACCCAGAATTAAAACATTTCACTAATGGGAGTTCAATAACCACAATTCGCGTGGCGACCTCTGAATCGTGGAAAGATAAAACCACAGGCGAGAAACAAGAGCGCACAGAATGGCACCGGATCGTATTTCACGCAAAACTTGCGGAGATTGCAGCCCAGTATCTCCGCAAAGGCTCCAAGGTATATGTCGAGGGCAGTATCAAAACCCAGAAGTGGAAAGACAAAGACAGCGGTCAAGACAGATACATGACCGAGATTGTCGCCCAGAATCTCCAAATGCTGGACGGTAAAACCGATTCTGAAAAACCAGTAGCAAATCAGGAACAAACAAGATCATCATCACCAAAGGCGTCAGATAATGATGATGATGAATTGCCATTCTGATCATGATGTGCCACACTAAATATGTCGTGGCTAGTCCCCACGGCATACTCCTTAGTTAGGTTAGTGATGATACGTTCCTGCAATGCCTAAACGCCGGTTGGTGTGCCCACTTCCCGGCGTTGACGGTTCAATCATCAAATAAATCGAACCCAATCCAAATATACGCGCAGATTAACCACATTGGGATATACATTTTGTTACCCCCCGTACTTCATCATGTCATCACAATAACCGGGTGTAAGGTCAATATCCCCCAGTTTGCGCCGTATTTCTTGGCGAACCGTGTAGCCCGATCCGTTGTGCATTTTCCAATCATCGATTGATTCGGCGTGTTGTGCCGTATCCCAGTAATGGCGAACGAATTCAAAAGCCTTGGTGTAAACTTCTTCACTTATCGTACGATCTGCAAACACATATTTTGATTGCGGAATGTCTCCGCGCGAGTTCGAATTGTGGTAAAGGTCTTCCATTCCATCAAAATGACCATACTGGTATTTCCGGATAACTGAATTTACTGCATCATATGTTGGGCCATCAACCCATTTTGCGGTTACCGAATCCCCGCCACTGTATCCGTGGGACGTCACGGAGAATTTAACCCCGGGGAATAACTGCTTTAACTCTTTGCGTATCATTTGTGCTGCTCTTGCGTGTTCGCTTTTCATTGTTCGTTTCCTTTGTTATTTATTTTACTGGCTTATCTTCTGTTGTTTATAATAATTTCTACTACATTTTCGCGATCTACCGTGTCACCCTCGAACGGTGTTTTTGCTTCTAACAGATATTGTGCAAGAGCTTCCAATACCTCAACTTGCGTGGCGTTCATGCTGTAAAGCCCTTTTGGGCCATAAAAACTAAGCATGTAATGTACAAATGTCGTTATTTCTTTGTTCGTGTGTCGGCGTTGCGATAATTTTACTGCCATTTCGTTGTTCATTTGGTTACCCTCGTTGTTCGTAATTGATGTTTTTATGTTCTTATTGTAATGACATGTCAATTACATGTCAATACCTTTGATCAATTATTTTTGCATTGCCCCCACTAACTAAATGACTTATGATGTTGGTATGTACATGGAATGTGGACGATAATATATGAATGTAATTACACGCTGCCCACTATGCCGGGGCACTAAAAAGATGGTCGGCATGGGAATGACCGAAAGGGAATGTGAGAGATGTGCCGGCAAAGGTACCGTTGCGGTCGAAGTCAAACCCGAATTAATCCAAGCACTCAAAGAAGAAGAAAAGATTGTTGAACCAATCAAGGATGATGTGAAACATGAGCGAGAAACCGAAGCCAAAACGGTCGCCGAAACCAAGCGCAAATACGTTAGAAAAGCCAAAGAAGAAGAAGCGCCCGATGGCGTGTGCAATGTCGCTTGATGATGCGACACCTAAAGATTTAAAACACGATTGGCGCAACCCAATCTATCGCCCTGAAATGTGCCAGGAAATACAGGAGTGGTACAAAGATGGTGTGTCGGACGCAGAGATTTGCGTCAAGTTAGATATATCCCGCGCAACCCTGTATAGATGGGAAAACGAACGCCCTGAATTCGCAAAAGCTCTAGAACACGGACGCAGTGCGTCAATGGCGCATTGGCAGATATTGGGTCATGACGCGTGCAAGGGTGAGCGCAAAATATCCGAAAAAATTTGGATGTTGAACATGAAGAATCGTTTTAATTGGCGCGAAAAGGTCGAATTAGAAGATTGCGACCACTTCGGTTTAAATCGTACCGTCAAAGAATTACAGAATTTGATCGCGCTACATAAGAAATTCGAACGGGATTACTAGAAGTCAGTTATTTAAATATTATATCCGATAATATTCCTTATCAGATATGAGAATGTTAATCGAACAACTGAGCTATTCCAAAGTCGTGCAATGTGTCGTAAAAATCCTCTCTAAGAGATTGCGTTGCGTAATGATCACCTTCTTTACATGCTCTGATTATTCTTTCCCGCCACTCGTAAATAAAGTCATACATTTTTGCGTGCGCAACAATAACCTGCGCTTCCTTTTCATTAATACCCTTAAATATTATGTCCATTAAATCACCCCTTAACGCACAACACTTGTTTTAATATATGAACCACGTCAACCAAATCTCTTTGATTCTCCATCACAACGTCAATGTCTTTGTATGCCCCCGGTATTTCATCTAATACGTGTTCATCCTTACGACATTCCACGCCCTTTGTCTGGGCAATCAAATCATCGACGGTAAACTTTTTCTTTGCTTGATTGCGTCCCATCGCACGCCCGGCCCCATGACTGCATGAGTGGTACGAATCATAATTACCCTTACCGCGCACGATATACGAACGCTGGCCCATCGATCCGGGAATGATACCCAAATCATCCTTGCGTGCCCTGATTGCGCCCTTGCGTGTGACCCACACATTCTTACCAAAGTGATGTTCACGTTTAACGTAATTGTGATGGCAATTAATGGCTTCATTGATGATATTAAATTGTGCCGGCACATACTTTTTTAGAACCATAACAACGTCGCACATCATTGCTTGCCTATTGTGATAGGCGTATTGCTGCGCCCATTCGACGGCGTCAACATAATCACCGTGGTGCGCGGTTCCATCGGGGAAATATGCAAGGTCTTGATCGGGCAACGTAATAAAAAACCTTTCCATATCTTGTTTGGCCAGTTCAATAAAGTAAGTTCCAATCATGTGACCAATGCCCCGACTGCCAGAATGTAACATTACCCAAACATTTTGTGATTCGTCCAAGCATAATTCAACGAAATGATTGCCCCCGCCCAATGTGCCCATTTGATGGATTGCCTTGTCCAAACCGTAAGTGATGTGTCGGCCACTCTTCAATATGCCGTGACGCCTCAACATGTCTTCAAGGTCAATCATCATTTGGCGATATGAGCGAACTGTATTATCGTAACGCGCGTCTTGCATATGTTCTTGCAACACTTCCCGTTCAATCGCTGACCGAATTGCCCCCAAATCATCGGGCAAATCAGAGGCAGTCAACGACAATTTAACGGCCAACATGCCACAACCAATATCAACCCCCACGGCTGCCGGTATAATGGCCCTATCTGTGGCTATGACGCTGCCAATCGTTGCGCCGACCCCCATGTGAACGTCGGGCATTGCAACCACACCGTGGTGATGTATGAACGGCAAGCGGGCAATGTTCTTTAATTGTGATAACGCACTGTCTTCTATGTTTTTCGTCCATATCTTGATGGGGTGTGCGCCCTCTTCCTTGATTACTTGCTGGTACATTCTTTTTCCTTTGGTTGGAACTCTTGAAACAAACCCAATGTTCCGCCCAACTCAACAATTAATGCCGATAACTTCGTCGCTGCTGCCACTCTCTGCATGATTTCGTCACGCCGGTCGGGGTATCTCTCTAATGCGGTTTGTATGTTCTGTATTTGTTCAGGTGTCATTGTTCATCCTCTCCAAGGTCTGGCAAATCTCCCCACGTGTTCCAGTAAGGTTACCCGACACCGTATACCCGTGGTTAATATAATCGTTTACACGCTCGCTTAATCGCTTGGTGTCTATCTCGCGGAACCAGTTGTTGCGGACTCCAGAACAGACAACCACGTAAGGTTTCGAATAGGTTGTTTCGTATGATTCGCCACACCCACAAAGGAAGAGTGCCGGCACAATCATTAATTGTCGTGTCCATTCCATCGACATATCCCTTTTATATGTACGAATTACTGCGGTTTGTCGACATGTTCCCACATTAATTCGTCAAACTTTTCGATAATCTCTTGTATCTCGTCATATCCATCGCTACTACAATTGTAACCCTTAAGATACGCGCCAAACTCTGCTATGAATTTCTCTAACGACTGAACTCTGTCCATAATTAAAACCAATCCTCCAATGCTACCGTGGGGTCTTCCTGAATAACCTTAAACACTTCACAATCCAAACCCAATTCAAATATTTGGGTGGCCATAACTTCGTTGCCCGATTTCAACATATTGAACAACTCTTTAATGAATGACGCCATTTGATCGGCCTCGTGGACTGTGTAACTCTTCATTCGACCGCCTCGTATGTCTCTGCGAATATATCCGGCTTGCATGGGTAAAACTCGCCCTTGATGCCCTTAATCAGCCAGTCACCAACCTCGCAAGTCATGACGCCCTCTAAAGTTTTAACCATCAAATCAAAAAGCATGCCATCCTCGTTGCAGCAACCATAATAATATTCGTCACCTAGCACAGTTCGCGCGTGTTGACCATCCAATGTTTCGCCGTTCCATTGGGCAGCCTCAATTATTAACGGACGTTTACGGTATTGTTTCATGTTCTCACCTTATTGTTGACGCCAACAAATTGGTAACCATTTTCCTGACGTCGGGGATATGGTCATGCCGACTCCTGCGGGGTGGTTTGTTCTTCATCCAACGGATAATGCTTGCTTAACCATTTTGCAGCATAATCATCTAACTCCTTTAGCATCTCAACAAATTCATTAGACTCATCCCCATAACCTCGCAAGTAATCTGCAATACAAAGCTGCGCAAGTGCATATAATTTCATCTGCTTGAACTTGGCAGACATGTTTTTATACAATTTTCTCTCCTAAATCTATATCCGATAATGTCTGTTATTAGATACAGAGCACTTCAACCGTTATTGCATCGGGGTAATAATCATCATCGCTAGGTATGTGATAATCAGTACCGGTGTTTATTGAATCCACTTTCTCGATATGTGGGTCTGGATATAATACGTTGTGTCCTCTAATGGTGGGGAACAACTTTAACACAACCATATCCGGCGGATACTTCCGCAGCTCTTCGATAAGTTCATTTACGGTCATTCCTCTAACCCCTCCGTATATGCATGACCGTCCACAATCACATCGCTTGGAACCAAAACAGTACATTTATAATATTTTGATACCCCCACATTCTCCATTGTATGTCTGATACGATAATGACCAGGTTCACGTTTTCCAGCTATCCATATATTAACAACTTGATTTTGAGGATATTCACGAAGTTTTTCGATAAGTTCAGATACGGTCACGACAAACTCCTTGAAATTTAACCATGTGAACGTGATGCCCTCTTTTTAGAAGCTGCTCGCACACAAATCTCGCTTCCGCTTCATATTCGTATTTATGGTCTTTTAATATATCTTTTCTAAATTCTTCATTGAGCTGCGTTATATATATTGTCCATAATGACAGGGCTTCACATTCGGCGCATGGTTCTTCGATAAGTTCAGCGACTGTCATATAAAGCCCCGCGTACAACATTTTGAGCAATGAGATATATTTAGGGGCGGTGGTGGATTTTTTGGAAACGTATACTTAACCATTGGTTGTACAAGTCCTTTTTCGGTATAAAACAATGGCCCCGCTAACTCATAACCATCGTTCAATAATTCAGATACCTTTTCTTCGACTGCCCCAGCCCTGGGGTGAGAAATTATTATAAATTTAGCGACGGTCATTGATTACCCCGCCAACAATAAACTTGTGGTATAAAATGTTACGCAACAAGTAACGAATGTGGTCAGAATTCCCAATAAACTGATACCGCAAACCGTTCCGTTTGATAACACGTGCCTATGGTTGATCACATAAGCCGTAGTCCACCCGAAAGATACGCAACAAAGTCCAAAACATATTAATCTAAACATTACTTTTTCCTCGCAAACTCTTCAGAGTACAATTTAAATAATGGCCACAGATCGGTTGCAGCATAATGGGGTAACTCTACGCAAATTCCCAAACGTTCGTTCGTCACTATGATCCCACAATCTCGCGAGTAAAGAGTAAAGTCGCCATTTTTCCCATGCAATACAACCCCTATTTCTTTTTGAAGTTCCTTCCATTTCTTTTCGGGCATGATCATTGGTTGAATGTATCGGTATGTCGCCCCTTCAACCGAAATAATGGTGCCGGCCAATTTGTACCCTTGCGCCAACTTTTCATTAATCTCTTTACGGAACGGTGCGCCGTCTGCGTGTTTAACCCAAATGTATCTATCCATTACTGCCTCCTATCAAGCGCACAAAGGCCGGATTCGAACCGGCAACCAAAGATTATGGGTCGATTGCTTTGCCATAATTAAGCTACTTTGTGCATGTGTTAACTTTCTTTTCTTTTTCCATGATCTCTAACATTTTCCACGAGTTAAGAGCAGCAGCCAATCCAATAACAATGTGTTGCATATCAAGTTTCTCAGAAATTGTGACGCGAACCCCTTTTGGCCCTTCTATAGTCGCGAAGTCGCCCGGTGCATAATCTATCTTTAAACCCATATATCTAACGCAAACCGCCATATTTTTTGGGTAAAGTTCCACAAACGGATACGCGTATCCCTCGCTTTGCTTATACACATGGATCGTTCTGTCTAAGATGTCATCAATGAAATCACCCAAATGCGCTGCGTCTTCATTGAATTCTTTTTTAAGCGCTTCATTACAACTTTTTTTAATTGCTTCGGCTTGTCCTTTGGTCACTTCAACTGGTTTTGTATGATTGTCGTCAAATCGCATTGTTGGCTCCTGCTCTACTTCCGTTTTTCCTTTCACCCATTCGTTAACCTCTTCACGAATCCATCGCACGGAACGTTTACCTATCTTTATTGGCTTTGGAAACTGGTTGCTTTCCACCAACTGATAGACCTTTGATCCCGAAACCTTGGTAAGCTGCTTAATGTCGTGTAACTTTAAAAACTTGTTCTTCATCCATGTTCCTTAGTCTCTTTAATGTTTCGTATCCTCTTTGACAGAATCCAGCAATATTTTAAACGCGTTAACCATATTTTCTTTGTTTGCCTTCATATGTTCTGGCCTAGCAAGAAGACCGTGTGATAACTCAGACACTACATATGCCAGCAACGTTGCAATCACGACATGCCCCGACATTTCTTGTTTACGTTCCAGATGGCAAGCAAATGTGGTGTGCAACGCGTTCATCAATTCATCATCAATCATTGGTTAATAACTTCCTTTGTTCATCAACGAGCTTTAAATGACCGGCGATGGCTTCCTCTTTTGTGCAATATCGTTCTTGCTCTCCACTAGATTCGCCACCGAATACCATTGATTCCCACAATATGGGTCGGGATTCGTCAGAAAATCCATGATTGTGATCCAGTCCAAGGAACACGGTAGACACATATACGTCAGGATTTGTTTTAAGCATTGTGCGGGATAAAATCCGCTGCAAGATGGTCGATCTTTCTTCCATCCATGTGCCCCATACCATCAGGTCGTTGCACGCGACGGGATTACCCTCATTGTCGAGGATATATTTTTTGGTCATTGCGCATATCTCCATGTACATTGGCCGGATTCGAAATCGTCAATCATCGAATTACTCTTTTATATAAAAATTTGTGAAAATTCCCTTTATTCCAGGAAATTGATCGCGATAGTAAAATAGCCAGCACAAAAAATGTATGAAAAAGAAATAGCCAACCATCATAAGCACCATGAACGTTACTACCGCGACTATCATTGGTTAGTCAGAGCATTTTGGACAGGTAAACAGATATTTTCCGCGTGCAACCTCTTCAACTTCGTCAAAATCTTGATGGGTTATAACGGCCTGTAACACATAGCCCTCAAATTGAATGAGTGGCCCATGGGGTTCATACCCTTTCCCGATATACTTATTAACGGCATATTGAAGGTCATTTGGGGTAGTGTCTTTTAGTATTACGTATTTGTCTTTCATTTGTTATATCTCCATTCCAAGAAGTGATTTGCATATCATATGTCATTACACCTAAACAATCAATCGTCATTGATATATCATGAAAGGTGTGCCGGCCAAAAAGGGAATTTTCGTGGCAAAATATATCCCCGTTCGATGCAGTGAAATATTGAAAGCAGTCAATGCCCCGTATGTCTGTTGTGACGCCTGTCATGACCAGGAAAGCGGTGAACACGGAAAAAGCACCATCACGTACATTGGGAAATATGCAAGCCGACTTTGTTGTTATGCGGTATATTATCTACATCACGAAGCGGAAATCGAAGGATTGATTGACGATTATGTCTTCCCCGGCAAGAAATGACGAAGTAGAAGAGTTAAAGGCCGAATTATTGGGGTCATTTTTGCTCTTTGTGCAGACATTTTTCCCATTGGTGACCGGAAAACCGTTCATTATCTCCAATCCCCCGGGTCGCGAGTCTCATTTCATCACAATTGCCAAGGAACTGACGCTTGTTTTTAGGATGCAGTGCAACGCATTAAGCATTCAAGTGCCCCCCGGATCGGGCAAATCTACCCTTTTGTCCATGTTTGTGGCTTGGACGATGGCAAAGTTCCAGAATTCCCAATATCTATACATCAGTTATTCGCATGAGTTGGCCAGTAAGCACACGGCGTTTATCAAACAAATAATTGAGTGCCGGCAATATAAAGAGCTTTTCGGTATCAAAGTACGGTCAGATTCCCGGGCAAAAGACTTCTTTCAGACAGAACAGGGCGCGTCGGTCAAGGCGTTTGGTTCCAGCGGGTCAATCACGGGTCAGGATGCCGGTTTGCCCCATTCAGAACATTTTACAGGTTGCGTAATCATGGATGACTGTCACAAGCCCGGTGAAGTCCATTCAGATACCGTTCGTCAGTCGGTGATACAGAATTACCGAGAAACCATTTTGCAGCGTCCACGTGCCCCCAACGTCGCCATGATATACATCGGGCAGCGGTTGCACGAAGATGATTTGCCGGCATATCTCTTATCTGGAAAAGATGTGCGGGTATGGAAACCGGTCGTATTAAAGGCGCTCGATGAGGCTGGTAACGCGTTATACCCCGAAGTTAACCCATTGTCCCAGTTACTCGAACAGCAAGAGAAAAACCCGTATGTGTTCGCCTCTCAATACCAACAGAACCCAATACCGGCGGGCGGTGCCCTCTTTAAACCCGAAAACTTTGTTTTGTTAGATGAAGAACCCGAAATATTGCTGACATTCATCACTGCCGATACCGCCGAGACCAATAAATCCTATAATGACGCTACGGCATTCTCGTTTTGGGGCCTGTATGAGATAGAAGAGATGGGCATTAAAACGGGTCAAACTGGCCTACACTCTTTAGATGCCGTAGAATTACGGATTGAACCCAAAGACCTACGCGCCGAATTTATGTCCTTTTATGGCGATTGCATGTTGCACAAAGTCAAACCGTTAATTGCAGCCATCGAAAAGAAGAGTACCGGCGTCACATTATGTAGTGTGTTACAAGATATGCGGGGGTTATCGATACGCGAGGTCAAGCGTACCAAGGCGTCGGGTTCCAAAACTGACCGTTACTTGGAGATGCAGCCCATCATTGCGTCAAAACTGGTATCCTTTACAAAAGGGGCGAAGCACACCGACACATTCATTAATCACATGATGAAGATAACGGCCAACGACACCCACCGACACGATGATTTATGCGACACGATGTATGATGCCATAAAACTAACTCTAATTGATAAGACCCTTAACATATCTCAAAACCAGGATGGTTCGCATATAGTTAAGTCAATGGCCCAAGAGATGAACAACCGATTTGCAGCAAGGACGCGAGCATATGGCAATCAAAACGGATGGCTCCACAGATAAGCGTTTAAAAAAGTTAAAAGAGTTAAACGAAAGTGGAAGCAAGTTAAATGAATTAAAGAAGAAGGTCGAAAATTCGTACCAGTATTGGCGTAAGAATTCCGAGCGGTTTAAAGAGTTCATGCGGTTCATTTTCGACACATCATTAACCAATGAAGACGTCGAGAAATTAAAAGCCCTCAAGAAACCGACACTCGAATTTAATGTGCTGGAATCGATTATATCGCGCCTACGCGGGGAGTTCGCCAAGCAAGAGCCGTCCATTATGGTCAGGGCAGCCGACGGTGTTCCCCTCGTTAAAATGACCGATGAATTCCTTGCCACGTCCAAGATGCTGGAAAATCACATGCGGGCCTCAATTCTGGACTCCGAAAACGAGGGATTGGCATACCGTGTGCATACCGACCAGTTGGGCGGGGGATTCTCCGTCATGAAGGTATTCAATGATTACATTAACGAGTTGTCATTTGATCAAAAGATTTATGTCCAGCGCGTTTTCGATCCGACCTTAACCTTTTTCGATCCAATGGCCCGTGAACCGCATAAAGGTGACGGAAATTATTGTGGTGAATTATTCCCTCGCACAAAAGAAGAATTCGAGGTTGAATTCGGTAAGGGAATGGCAGAGGAGATGCGATTTTGTCGCGATGTGGGGTCATTTAACTGGACATATCCCCAGCAACAGCAGGATGTTATTCTGGTTTGTGAGTTCTTCGAAAAGAAAAAGAAAAAGGTCAAAATCGTCAAAATCTCCACGGGCCACGTCGTTACCGAAAAGCATTACGAGGAACTGTTGGAGAGATGGGAAGCCAAGGGATTCATCGAGCAACCCCCAGTGATTGTGTCGGCCAGGGTGACCGAAATGGAAACCATTGTGCGGTATCGTTTCTGTGAAAACAAGATACTGTCGTATGACGAAACCGATTACAAATACCTGCCCCTTGTATTCGTGGACGGAAATTCCATCGACGTAAGTGATACCGTCACGGGTGCCTCTTGCCAGATGACGCGCCCATATCCCTACCACGCCAAGGGCATCCAACAATTAAAGAACTTTTGTGGCCAGACCGTGGGTGCGGAAGTTGAAAACATGGTGCAACATAAATTCAAGGTTGCCGTTGAATCCATCCCCGATGACTTTATGGAAGCTTACCGGAACGTACAACAAGCCGACACATTGATGTATCACGCGTTCTTGAAAGGCGATACAAATACCCCGCTTCCCCCTCCAATGGAAATTCAACGTACCCCAACCCCTCCCATTGTTGAAAATACGTTTATGGGTGCTGACAGAGTGACCCAGGCCATTTTAGGGGCATACGACAGCGTATTGGGCATTAACGATAAAGATGTGTCGGGTGTTGCGATCAGCAATGGCGCAATCCAGTCAGCAACAGCCAGCACACCATATTTGGTGAGTTACATCCAGGCACTGAACCGGGTGGCGGTCATTCTCTTGGATTTGATCCCCAAATATTATGTAACGCCCCGTTCCTTACCAATCATGACTCCCGACGGAAAGCGCAGTTATCAAATTATCAATAACGACGAAGATCCGAACAGCATCAAGATGGGTTATCAGCCTCAAGAGTTGGACGTCAAAGTCGAAGCCGGCGTCAATACCTCCATGCAAAAACAGGTCGCGTTAGACCAAATCATCCGCATGATGCAAGCCAGCCCATTGTTCGCCGAATTCATTAACACCGAGGGACTCGAAACCTTGATGGATAACCTCGATATTAGAGGAATCGACGAATTGAAAGTACGTGCCGGCAAGTTCATGCAAGCCATGAAGCAGCAACAAGAAGCCCAATCCCAGCAGCCAGACCCACAACAAGAGATGTTGAAAATGGCCATGGAAGTTGAGCAAGCCAAGGTTGAGCAGCAACGCGAGCGTGCCGAAGGTGAGTTGGCCGTCAGTTCTGCCAAGGTCGCCATCGAGCAGCAAAAGACCGAAGCCCAGGTCATGCAAATCATGAATGAAATCGAATTAAGCCAAGGCAAATTGCAGTTGGAAGGCGAAAAGGTAGCCAGCAAAGCCGCCCAAGATGCCGTCGAGTTCGCGTTACGGTTAAATCAGGAACACATCGATGCCAAGAGAGAAGAAAGAGAAGAAAAGTCCGAGTAATCCATTTTCCCAGCCATGGTTTGATTGGTCGACAATGGATTCGGTCGAGATACGCAAGGCCATTCGATTGGTGTGCATGATCCTACGTTCGAACGCGGTATCAGAAAGTCGGATAACCAAATTAATAAAAGACATGGGGTTCTTGCCAAAGGATTTTGTGGATGTATCGAAAGAAGGAAGAGGTTCGTAAAGAGCGCGTGTACAAAAATATGCGCAACGAGATTTTAGGAAGTCCGAAGGTAATTCGGTTGATGGATTTATGGAAAGTGCCGGCACAATTAATCAGGGAGTCAGATGATGGCCAAGTTAAGTTCGAAAGCAAGAAATAAGTTACCGAAATCGTCGTTTGCAGAGCCGAGCGATCGAAAATACCCAATTAATGACAAGAATCATGCCAAAAATGCCCTGGCCCGTGTTGCCCAGCAAGAAAATAAAGGCAACATATCCGCCAGCGCTGCCGATAAGGTCAAAGCGAAAGCCAGAAAGGTATTAAAAAAGGGTAAAAAATAATCAATCGTCCTTCTTTTTCCCCCAGGTATAGAACCCATACAAGTGAAGGGCAATTGTCGGTATGGTAAACAATGCCTGGGCGTAAAGATTCCGATGTAAGTTAATCCCAACCCAGTAGATGCAACAAACCGTATGGACAATAAAGTACCAGCGGTTTTTCTTTATCGACAGCCATGTCCCATATTTCCCCAGCAACTTTGCCGAGGCATCACATATTTCGCCAATCCAATTGATCTGTATGTTATGCGCGTACTCCTAAAATGACCAAAAACCTATCCAATATTTATTTTGGTGAAGGTCATTTTACCATTTGCGGTTATGTTATGGCAAAACTGACCATTTTGACCCACTTTTGCCATATAGACACTCAATAGTCATAAAAAACATCACGGCTAATGTAATTTTCTCACATTGTGACATTAGCTGTGATGTTTTGGGAAACCTCCTGACGGTACATAATTTTTGCACCGTCAGGGGTGGACATTTGTCAAAGAAACGAAACCTCATCAATTTTGTGCCGGGTTTCGTTTGTTAAATAAGTCATCGAACGAGCCTTGCGCGTTTCTATGGATATGCTAGGCTCAAATTGAGCATGGAAGGAATTTAGCACAGGACGTGCATTCTTAAAGACCCCCACCTCACTGTACCGGACAGCTAAACCGGGGCCGACACACTCTTTTGACAAGGAATGTCAAACGCATACTGCAAGCGATACGCAGGACACACCGTCGCGGGGAAATAGCGGATTTTATGGATGAAGTAACACAGGACGTGATGGCACCTGTAGAAGAGAAGATGCTTCCACAGAGCCAAGTAAATGACATAGTTAAGAGGGAAAAAGCGCAGGTTGCCGAGCGAGTACGGCGCGAAATGGAAGCCGAAATGGCGCAAAAGATGCAGCCCCAGCAAATGGGCGGCATGTCTCAAGGGCCAGACATGGATGCGATCAAGCAAGAGGTGTTAAATCACATCATGCAGAAAGCGCAAGAAATGGATGCCCAAGAGGAAAAGAAAGCGCAAGAAGCCCACGCCGCAAAGGAACGCGAGGATTTACAGAGAGCCGCGGATGATTTTTATCTGAAAATGGGTGCCGGCAAAGACAAGTACTCAGATTTTGAAGAAGTCATGCAGGATTTCGAACCACACGCCTTTCCAAGAGTCGCATTTTTGGCGGCAGAAAACGGATCGGACGGACAGCCACTGGACACAGCGGGCATCATGTACGAACTGGCCAGAAACCCAACAAAATTGACTCACCTTAACGATCTTGCGATGCATTCGCCGAAGATGGCAAAGAAAGAGATGGAAAAACTGTCTCAATCAATTGTCAAAAATCAGCAAGCAGTGCAAGGAAACGTCAGTCCACGTGAACCACTTCCACGCCTGAAATCAAGTTCTAGTGTCGGTGCGGACACGGGCGAGATGACGTTGCGTGATTACAAGAACGCGGATTGGCTGAGAGGCTAAACGTTACTCAACCTGTCTCACCTTGGTAAACGGATTTTACAAGGATGAAACACAATGAGTGTGCCAGCAAATATTCTTCAGCAGGTCATAACATATCAGTTAAGTGGCCTTGCATTTATGCAAAATTTAAATTGTTTTATTGGGACAGCTAACACAAAATTCAAGAACTTCAATCAGCTAGAGGCCCAACTTGGCTCGACGGTCTCCTTCGATCTTCCTCCAAGAATGACCACAACCAATTCTTTGGTTGCCTCATTCCAGCCGGCTGATCAACGCGTACAAAACTTGGTTGTTGATCAACAACAATCCGTTTCGTATGAGTTCACCGCCCAACAATTTATCTTCAACGTTAAAGACTATATGGAAAGATTTGGTAAGGCAGCCATCATCGAATTGGGTGCCCAAATCGAATCCAACGTTGCGTTAAATTGCGTAAGTAACACGTACAGGTTCTACGGCGACGGTGTGTCCCCAATCAATTCATACGGTCAATTGGCCAGTGCGTTGGCATTCTTCAGAAACTATGGCGCTATCGGAAGTAACGTGAAAGGTTATTTAAGTGATATTGCCGTGGCTGCCATCGTAAACAGCGGTCTGAACCAATTCGCCCTCGACCGAAACAACAAGATCGCCAATTCTTGGGAAGTCGGTATGTTCTCCAAATGTGACTGGTATCAATCCAACTTGTTACCCATTCACTATTCGGGAAATGTCGGCGTAAACGGAACAACCCTTACGGTAATCAGCACCACCCTTGATTCTCTAGGCGCTGTGACCAGCATTACATTTAGTGGTGCCGGCACATCCGATGCGAGTGCGGTGTTCTTATACGATAAGTTCCAGTTCCAAGATATTGCGAATTACACCAATTTGCGTTATCTGACCTTCGTCGGACATAAGGTATCTCAAAACCCTGTCCAATTCGCCGCGACTGCTGCTGCCGCATCCGATGGTTCCGGTCACGTTACCGTATCCATCACCCCCGCATTGCAGGTCAATTCAGTGAATACCCAGAACATAAACACCCCAATTGTGGCCGGTATGCAGGTTAAAGCATTACCAAGTCATCGTGCCGGGTTGATTTGTTCCGGTAATCCGCTGTTCTTGGCGATGCCCGCACTTCCTGATCAAACACCATTTCCTACCGGAAACGCATACGATTCCGATACCGGGGTGGCATTACGTCAGTATTACGGTGCGCAATTCGGGTTAAATGCCATGGGGATGGTTCACGATTGTATTTGGGGTTCGACTCTTGTCCCTGAAAACAGCATGGCGATCATTTTCCCGCTGTAATTCTCCAAAGGAACTTAGGGGGTTTTCCATGGCCCCCGCTTTTTTAACGGAATAAAAGGAAATTGAAATGAGTAGTGTACCAAATACCCCCGTCGTAAATGATGGCTTACTTTATGTAAACGGCTGTAATTTAAGTTGGGTCAGCACCACAGCCATTAGTGTGAGTGCCGGCCAAGTACGTGATTCCGGTAATATAAATGACATTGTTATCTCAAGTGCATGCAGCGTCAGCATTAGTTCAAGTGGTGTTGTGAATGCCTTGGATACCGGCACCATTGCCGCTTCCACCATGTACAATGTCTATGCCATTGGCGATTCCACTGGGTTTCGTACCAATGGTTGCCTACTGTCCTTAAGCGCTAGCCAACCCACCCTTCCTTTTGGGTACGACATGTATCGTCGTATTGGCGCAATTTCTATCGACAGCGGATCGCACGTTCGTCCCTTTATGCAAGTCGGTTCAGGAAATTCCCGCGAAATGTGGTACGATCCAGGCACCGGCCCAAGCACCAAGGGTGTGGTCATTCCTTCCAGTGGCACCGGCGGTTCAACCTCTTACGTGAACCTTGGATTGTTAATAAGTCTGGTTCCTCAATTGGCCGTTGATTGTATCCTTGACGTTGCGTTCACTCCTAACTCTGCCAACAACGTGCTTTACTTGGCACCTCCAACCATTGATAACGGAACCACGGCTTGCGTCGGCTCTATGGTCGCATTCTCTGGCGCCGCAACCGGAAGTGCGCAAGTGGGTGTTGTGCGTGTTCCCTGTTCGCTGCCTAATGCTACACAGATCGCCGCACTGACTATCTTAAGCAAGGTCACCATTCTTTATGCCACAAGCTCTGCAAGTGACGCAGTGGTGTTCTTGTTAAACGGGTATGTCGACCAATTGTAAGGGGTTGAAGAATGTCGTACACCGTTACGAAACTGATCAACAACGCGTTTTATACATCCGGTATTGTGGCGCGTGAGTTTCAAACGGTGTCCGGCACTCAATTCCAAGAAGGATTGGATTATCTAAATGAAATTTTGGGAGATACGAGGGTTGCCGATGACATGCTCTCGTATTTTACCAAATACACTTTTAATACGGTGGCGGGACAAGAGAAATACACAATCCCCGGTCTTATCGAAGTGGACAGTTTGACGTTTACCCTCGATACCATCCGTTACCAGATGAATGAAACCCAGCGTATCGAGTACTTCAGTACGCCCCGTGCAAACAACATCAGTTCGTTACCCCTTATGTACCATGTCGAGCGCCAATTAAATGGGGCCGATTTGTATATGTACTTTCTTCCAAACCAGGTCTATCCAATGGAATTGTGGGGTCTGTTTGGTTTAACGGCTGTGGCATTGAATACCGATTTATTACTCACCTACGACCAGTTTTACATCAATTACCTCAAATACATGTTAGCCCAACGTATCTGCGTCAATTACGATTATGATGTGTCGGCAAAATTAAGAGAGCAGGTTAAATATTACGAGGGCATCATATCCAAGCAGTCCCAGCAAATGGATCTCAAACTTCAGAAAATATCCACCCTCGTTTCTGGTCAGGCACTTAACTATGGACAAATTAACCTCGGGAAATCCTGGACTGTTCCCTAATCAACAATGGATTTAAATGAGCAAAAAGACCGGTTCCCAGCAAATCCCCATCAGTGTAGTGGGGTCAAGTGCCTTCGGACGATACTCGAAGATGTCGTCATCGCGCACGTACAACATGTACATGTCGGAATCCGGTGAAAACGATTCGGCGGAACGTTGGCTTATTCCCTTTCCTGGATACAGGGCCGTGTCGGAAATTCTGTCTTCGGGTTCTGGGCGTGGCATTTTTCGCAGTATCCGCGGCAATTTCATGCTGGCCGTTATTAACGCAAACGTTTATCGCATTAATCCAAGTCTTGGTTATATTTTAATTGGAACACTGGCCAGTAATACGGGCGAAGTGTTCATGGATGAGAACCTCAATAACCAGATTTGCATCGTTGATGGGGTAAATGCTTACATTTATAACCATGCGCTGGCTCCCAATCTGACCGTGCAGTCATTGTCCGGCACATTAATTCCCAATTACGTGGCGTACCACAATACATTCTTCCTCTTTGGGAATGGGAACACATCGGGTAATGGGGCGGCTTGGTACGCATACAGCTTTAGTACCGACACAACAATTGTGCAGGCCACTCAATTAGCGCTGCAAACCAAACCAGATTATGCCATCGCCGTGAAAAGGATTCCAAGCCAGTCAGCAAACGTATTGGTGT